GGTTCGCTGCTAGGCGCACCCCTTCAAATGTGTGTGCAATCTTTTATATGAGACTGAAATTTTATGAGTGGAATTGATTCTGAAATTGCTCAAAAGCTTTTGCAGGCCAATACGATTAACATGGTAGGAAAGTTAGCCGGAGGCGGGACGCTATCCAGAGACGAAAGGGCTTATCTTGAACTCGTTACGCAAAGCGATTCCTCAGAGTCATCCGCCGTACAACCCGATTCAACTTTATCGCAGCCAAAACCTGCGGCTGAATATTTACTGAAAACAGAAGATGTCTGCAAACGCTTGGAAATTAGCCGGGCTTCTTTTTTTCGATGGAAGAAATATGCCACTTTTCCGCAGGTGGTATCCGGTAAGGGCTGGCCTATTCAGGAAATTGAAGAATGGATGAGCGGACGGAAAACTGGAAAAGGAAAAAATCCTTCACGGCCATCCAGTAAAATTGAAGACCCTGAAAAGCAGCTTAAAGTCAAAAAGTTGGGTATTCATGTAGCTGAGCTTGAAGGTAGTGTCATTTGGGTTGATCAGCACAAGGAGGTTATTGCTCACCTTGTGGATGCCTGGCTGATTCCTTTAAACCGTCTTCCTGGAACTTTAGCCTCTATGATTGATCCCGAAAACCCAGCTTGGGTGGAGGATATTGTTCGGGAATACACAAAAGAGATGATTGAGGAGATGAAGAAAGCGGCCACCGCAACTCCAAAAGATGGGGCAACGGTAAGAGAGAAAAGAGCCCGGCCTTCTACAAAATCAGTTTCCTACACCCGGTTTTCATAATGCCAACAGCTCAACCACTTCCTGAATACTACAGGCACGCACTAGAAGTTATCGAGGACCGATGCAGGCCACCGGACAATCGCCCTATCTGGCAATGGGCTGAGGATAATATAAAACTGGATCCCAGTTCTTCATATGGCGGAATGTGGAAATCCTCCATTACTCCCTGGGTTCGGCAGCCTATGGAGGATGCGCAAAATAATGAGGTTGAGGTGATCACTGTCAAATGCTCCGCCCAATCTGCGAAAACGGAATTTCTCAAAGTCGTTTTAAGTTGGGTCATTTGCAATGATCCGGCTCCGGCCTTATGGGTGACATCTACCCAAGATCAGGTCAAAGATTTCAAGGAGGATCGCCTAATTCCCACGCTTCAACTCAGTGAATGCACTGCTAGGATTTTGAGCGATTCCAACACCGCAGGTCGCAACATCAAATTCCCTCGAATGAATCTTTACCTTTCGGGCGGAAACTCAAAAGCGGCCATTGAGTCCAGGCCTGTCCGATGGCTTTTCAAGGATGAGGTCCGGAGATATCCCAAAGGCCATTCCGCTATGATGGACGTTCGGACAGACGCCTGGTGGAATTCCAGAATTTTCAATATTTCAACTGCAGGCGACGAAGGCGACGACATTGACACCGCATTTCTTGAAGGAGACCAAAATGTATGGAACGTGAAATGCATGAACGCGGATTGCGGTGAATGGAATGAACTCCTCTGGAAAAATGTTGATTACGATTCACAACTAGCCCGCGAAATTCCTGTCAAATGGGAAGAGCTTTATAAATCCATTGCCTACGTCTGTCCCTCCTGCGGCCACCGCCACAAAGACACTGGCCGCGTCAGAAATCATTTCATCAAGGAAAACGTCGGCGGAAAAAACATTCCCCGCAATCCCGACGCTCCCAAAAGCCACAAGTCCTATCACTGGAACCAACTCCTTCCCCTCTGGATCAAATGGAAAACCCTGGTCCGAAAATACGTCATCGCTGTGTCAAAGGCCCGTTTCGGCGACCTGGAAGACCTGAAAGATTTCTTCCAGCAAAACATGGGCCAGTCCTGGGAGGATCGCCTTGGTGCGGTCGACACATCCAAGCTTCTTGAGTCCCGCCTTCGCCCCTACAACCTCGGCCAACCCTGGCCCGAAGCTGCCTACCGCTTTATTTCCGCTGACAAGCAGCAAAAGGGCGGCACACACTACTGGTACGTGATTCGAGAATTTTCACTTTCCGGCGAATCCCGGCTTGTCGCCTTTGGCAAAGCTCATTCCACCGAAGAACTCAACGAACAAGCCGAAACTTACAAGGTGCCCGCCAACTGCCGGATCATTGATTGCTCATACGACTGGACCAACGTCCTCTTGTTCTGTAAAGAAAACGGATGGCGACCATTCAAGGGAGACAAAGCCCCGCACTTTACCGTCACACCGCCAGCCCGCAAAGGTCGGAAAAAACCAAAACCAATCCGCCAATCCTGGCGCAAAGCCAAAGAGCCCGTCAACTACGGAAAGAAAGGACGCAAAGGTTTTATCGATGTGACCTACTGGTCGAATTCCGCAATCAAAGATGTTATGGCCGAAGTCATGGCCGGAGAAATTATGGATTTCACAATTCCGGAAGACATTTCCGAAACCTACACCGACCAACTCACCGCCGAAGTCCGAAAAGAACGCATTGACGCAACCGGCAAAAAAACCGCCTTTTGGAAAAAGATACGTGAACACGACCACTTGCGAGACTGCGAACTTCAAATCCTAGTCGCCACGATTCAAGGCAATATCTTCCAGCTACAAATCGCAAAGTAAGCCCTGCTCTCCCCATTCAGTTTTTCAAACGGCCCTCCACTTAAAAGGGCCATGAATACAACTTTCTTAAAAGGGTTTACCTATTTCCAGTTACTGGAGCTTCGAACCAAGCTCCAGGATGCATACACCAAAGTTGCTTCCGGCAAACGTGTGGAAAGCATAAATATGAATGGCAGCCAGACCGGTCTGCAACTGACCACTTTGCCGCAAATTAAAAGCGAACTTACCCGCGTCAATCGAGCCATTCAGGCTCACCCTGACGCAACAGCTGACGAAAAAACCAGCCGAAGCGGTGTCTCACGTTTCACATTAGATTTCAGCCAAACCACAGTTTGCTAGACCTCTATTTTCCATGGCAAAACGGAAAAATCAGGAAAAAGGGACACCCCAGGGGCATGGCGGGCAAACCAGTATTCAGGGCCAACCCGCCTTGCCCCGCCGTCGGCCTCACCGCACAAGTCAGGCCGTCAACTCCTTTGGCTACTGGGACGGCATCGCACGCAATAACCACCGGGCTCAATTCCCGCACCTGGTCGGAGACTCGGAACTTACTCACACCGCATTCAGTCGCCAGGAACTCATCTCTGCCTCCCGCAAACTCTACGACAACGACGGCGTTATCAAAGGCGCAATCAACACAGTTGCTGATCACGCTTTTCCCCTGATTCCCAAAGCCACCACTGAAAATTCAGAATGGAACAAAGCCGCTGAAAAATACTTTACAGAATGGGCTACGACCCGAGCCGACATCACCGGAGATTGGGACTTTGAGCGCATGCAACGACAGCTTTCCATCGCCATTGATCGCGATGGCGACCAACTCCCAATATTTACCACACACTTTGACGGAGCCCCCGCCGTTCAATTGATCGAAAGCCATCGCATTGCCAACGGCACTATCCGCAATCCGGACAGCAGCTGGTCCGAAGGCGTCAAGCAAAACGCTGTTGGCCGCAATACCCGCTACGCCATTACCACCAGAAAAGGCATAACTAAACCAATCCCCGCCTTTTCCGCCCTCCTGCTCCGTAATACTGACCGCGTTCGCCAACGCCGTGGAATGCCCCTCATTTCCTTCGCCTTAGCCCACCTCAAGGACAAACGCGAAATCCTCGGCCACGAAAAACTGGCCGTCAAGTATCTCTCTTCCCTCATGCCCTATTTCACCTCATCTGAGGGCGAACTGGAAGAAGAAGAATTTGAGCGCATTGACGCAAACCCCACCCCTGCCGAAGAAACCGAAGGCGAAGAAGAATCCCCTCCCGACGAAATCGAAAAAGCCGCCAAATTCGTTAAACGAGTCCTCGGAACCGAAGTGCCGGTCAGGCCCCCAGGTGTCGACCTGAAACAACTCGACCACGACCGGCCTTCCAGCACTTTCAACGGATTCCTCGATTACCTGCTCCGCGACTACTGCATCGGCTACGGCTTCCCCTTTGAATGGATCATCAATCCCAAAGGCATCACAGGCCCCGGCCACCGCTCCATTTTAAGCCGAGTCGACAAAGGCCTGACCTCCCGCCGCAAACTCCTAGCCCCATTCTGCCGCCGCACCTGGGCCTACGTAATCGGCCTTGGCATCGACCGCAAGGAACTCCCACCGCAAAAGGGCTGGTACAAATGCCGCCTCCAACCGCCCCGGAAACTCTCCATTGACGCAGGCCGCGACGCTAAAGCAGACCGCGACGACGTAGCAAGCGGGCTCATGTCTCGCCAAGAGTACTACGCAAACCGGGACCGCGACTGGGAAGACGAAACCGACCAAATCTACATAGAGGAAAAGAAGATCATTTCCCAAGCCAAACAACTAGCTGAAGAACTCGACATCCCTTTAACCCTCGCCCTCGACCGCCTTTCCACGCCCACCGCAAACGGCACCTTTGCCACCGATTCCGCTACCACGCAAACCCCTTCCAAAAACTCCGAAGACGAAGACGACGATTCATGATTACTGCAGCTCTCAACAAATTAAACTCCGAACCCTGGCTAATTCGTCAGGAAACCCACACTCAATACCTGGAATCTCTCCGGCTCTCCGCCGAAAAAGACATCCGGTCCTTTTTCTTCACCGAAGAACTCCCACCCCTGGAGCCGCTTGCCTACAACCTCACCCATCTTGGCCAGCGCACTGTTGCCAACATCTCAATCCAAGGCCCGATCATCCGCAAAGCCGAAGACTGGGAAAAGCGTTGGTACGGAGTTGTTGACCCCGAAGAAGTCGGCGCCCTCATTGAAAACGCCGCCAACGACACCAAGGTTCATTCCATCTTACTCCACATTGATTCTCCCGGCGGTACCGCCATCGGCACCCCAGAACTTGCCGCCATCGTCGACCAGGTCGACCAAATCAAACCCATCATCGGCCACGTCAACGGCCTTTGCTGCTCCGCCGCCTATTACATCGCGTCCCAATGCCGTCACATCGTCGCCACGCAATCCTCCCAAATAGGCTGCGTTGGCACCTACATGGCGTTGTTGGATTGGTCCAAAGCTTATGAGCAAGCCGGTCTCAAACGCGAAGTGATCAAAAATACCGACGGCACCCACAAGGCCGCAGGAATCCAAGGCACCTCTCTCACTGATGAACAACGGGCCAAACTCCAGGCTCAAGTAGACGAAATCACCCGCGACTTTACCGCCGCCATCACCACCGCCCGCGGTGACACCGTTTCCCGAGCTGCCTTCGACGGATTTTCCTACACCGCCGCCGAATCCCTCAACCTCGGCCTTATCGACGCCATCGGCACCGCCGTCCAAGCCCTTACCCTTGCATCAAAAGAAGAGTAAACCCACCAAGTTTTTCAAACGCCCTTCTACTTAAAAAGGCTTTCACAAAGTAACCAAAACCAAACTCCACCATGCCAAAGTCCACCGCTACCACATCCGCCGCCGCTGTCCTGGCTGCTCTCGCCACCGCCAAAGGCGAAGACTCCCAGGAAATTGACAACGAAGCACTCAACGAACTTTCCACGCACCTGCAAAACCTGCTCAACTCCAACACCGAACTCGAAAACCAGTTGACCGAACTGAAGACCGAGTTGGAAAAAAAGCAGACCGAACACGCCGCCGAAATCAAAAACCTGACCGACGATTTCGAAACCCGCCTAAAATCCATGGAGGATAAACAGGTCAGCAACGAAGAGTTTGCAGCCAAAGTCATGGCCCACACCGGCATTGCCCCAGTCGAAGGCGAAAGCGCCGGAGACGGGGGCGAAGACACCACACCCGAAAACCGGACTATCGAGCAACATCAAGCTCACTATCAATCCCTCGAAAACCCCCGCGAAGCCTCTCTCTACTACGAAAAGCACATTCGCCCTGCGCTTTTCGGCCAAAACTGAGCCCAATTCACCACACAAACCGAAATCCAATAACCTCCAATTTCTAAAAAATCATGCCAAACACACTTGCACCTCACGGAGCCGTTAGCCTTGATATCATCGCTCAGGAAATCATTTTCGCATTGCGGGCAGATCTTGCCATCTACCGCGGCCTTCCAAAGAAGTTCTCTGAAGTCTCCCTTCGTTTGGGAGAAACCCTGAACGCCAAAGTTCCGGCCCCACGAGTGGCAAAGCGTAAAAAGGCGACAGCGGCTTACGAAAATACGGCTGTCAGCGCAACTGAAACGACCATCACTCTGGATGATGAAATCTATGACCGCATGGAGCTTCTTGGCACTGACCTCCACGCCAGCGCGATTGATTTGAGGGAACTCTACGCCATCCCATCCGCTCAAGCCATGGGCGAAGGCATTCTCTCTCATGCTGAAGATCATCTGGTTGAAGGCGCTCTAGTAGGTAATACCACCGCCAACTTTAACCCCGCCAATTTCACCCATACGGACCTTTTCGGCATCGATTCAGAAATGAATCTTGCCAAAGTGGCCAAGGGCGGTCGCTTTATTGCGATGTCTGAAGAGTACGCTTTGCCGCTTCGCATGGAGCGAGTCAATAACGGACTCAATGAAAACATCGACGCAAACGGCACGTATGTAAACGGCGGACTTCCGGAGCGTATCGGCAATTTCCGTGTACACGTCACCAATGCATTCAGCGAGCCTCGCTTGTTTGCTGGCAATTCACTATCTCTCGGGGTCGTGACCAGTGTGCCATTTGTCCCACCTGCAGAAGACGCACCTGGTGTAATCTACCGCACGGTCAACGATCCTGAAACAGGAATTACTCTCCAATTCCGCCAACAATGGGTCACTGAGCCAACTGAGCAATACAACATTGTTTGCCGCGTCTACGTCGGCCACAAAGTGCCTGCACCTGAAACGCTTTTCTACAAGAAAGCCGCTGCCTAAGTCAGGTAATATTTCCCCAGGGCCGTGAAGGCCATTCCTTCACGGCCCTAAATTACCAATCCTTATTTCCCACCACATGAAACCCCCGATCAACCACCTGTATGGCCGAACAACAGAAGGCAAAGAAGTCAATATTATCCTTACTTCCGATGCCGCCAAAGTTCGCGAATTGTACGACAAAATTCGTCATGCCGACGGCAAACATAGTGGGCAACAGTTCGAGGAAATATTCTGGCAAAGCTCCGCTTCTCGATGCGTTCAGCAACGAAAGTTCGGCGGAATCTACAGCCTGATCGGTAAAAAACCGGCCCCAAAAAAGGCACTCCAAAAAGGCCCTGCAAAATAAACGGCAGCCGGACCCATCAAGCGGCTCTGGCAACCGTCCTTTCTCTCAATGCCTGACGAAGTCACAGAAGCCCTGGAAGCCGCATTCGATGAACTCGTTGATTTAGGTCAGGGAATCAACGTATGGATGAATGGCAAAGTCCTGACCGCCATTCCAGGCGATCAAGACTACATTGAAGAGCTTCAAATTGGAGGCAACGCCCACAACATCGACGGCGGACTCACCTTCAAAAAGAGCGACCTCCCATTTGCCTTCACTATCGGCGACGTCTTTTCTATGGTCGGCGGGGAATACCGGGTTGAAGACCTCGAAGTACACCCCAGCTCTCCACTCTTAAACATTGGGTATCAACTCACCACGCCGCCTAAATACCTCCCCGCTCACATCGGCGACCCCGTACCCCTCCCGGAAATTCCGGAAATCCTCAGTATTTACACCGATCTTCCACCCCTGGGCGGTGATTTCAATTGGCAATACGGCCACAACCATCCAGCCGGATCTCCTCTCACCCTCACCTTTACTCCAGCTCACCCAGATCACGAGCTGCTTTATTTCCAAATCAACGGCAAAACCGTTACCAATGGCGAACAAACCGCACACGGCCTCATCACCATCGACGGCTGGACCATCACCATTGCCGACCCGCAGGAAAACCTCACCATTGAAGCCGAACTACAGCTAGACGGCTGGCTATTTCACGGCCAAGGCAAAGTGGAGATTAGCATCGATTCCACAACGTCCGGAACTATTTTTAATTATGGTGTAGCTCTGGCCCTCATGGCATTCAGCACCTCCGCCGTGGCCCAAGTCGCACAACCGGCCACCAGTCAAACTTCTATCCAATTTGATAGCACCGCCGTGGCCCAAGTTGCCAACATCGGCAATGCAGAATCCGCGATCCAATTTGAAACCACCGCCGTTGGCCAAGTCGCCAACCTGGGCAATGCGCAATCCGCCAT